CGACAGCGGATACTTCAGACTAACAATGCGAACCTGCGTCGCTGCGCTCCGACTGCCTGGCCGGATGAGCGTGGAACAGGTGGCCGGATGTGTGTGGAATGAATGGCCGGATGGCGTGGAATCCGCATCCAGGAGACACGGACGGCGCCGTCTTCTGTTTGACTCAACGTTACGTTCTCGGTGTTGGCTATGTCCTCAAGGAGCCGCTTCCAGTCCTCTGGGCGCTCATCTGAAGTTTTACAGATGACAGCCATTTTTCTTTTTTGGGCTGAAGGTGAACTGATTATTTTCTGGACGCGGAGTCCAAGACGCTCAAATGAATTTGGCGGCGATGATTTATTTTGAAGTTTTGCCATAGCACTGCTCCTTTTGTGTGGATAGACAGTGAACGGTTTAACTTTGAAGGGCTAAATAATAACCATTAAAAACAATCATTTAGAAACGAAAAGCCCACAATTAGTGAGCTTTAGGAGAGTCGGGCAGGGCGCGTTAGAGTCAAATTGAACGACTCAAATCTAGATTCTGCCCAGAACCTTGCTGGGGGCAAGAATTGCCCCTACGTAATGAATTTTCTCTACATCAGACCGGGCGATCGTCAGGCGTTCGCCATATGCCGTGTTTATCGACATGAGGCTGACTTCTTCATCGGTTTCGAAGAGAAGTTCTTTGACCATGCTTTGACCGTCTGAAGTGGTGATCATCACATACTCACCTGGCACTAGGCGGTGATTGGGCTCGCAGACGGCGATCCACCCACTACGAATTGCCGGAGCCATCGAGTCACCCTTGAGTCGGAGTGCATAGGCATCCTCATCCCTGGAGTAGGTCTCAACCCAGCCCGCAGCTTGGTCAAGGCTCAACCAGTAGCCGTCGTGACCAAGTTGTGCCGTTCCAACAATATCGATTCGCCGAGGAGCGCTGGTGATTGGCGGGCCAGGCTCAACGTTTGACTCCAGCGGCTCGGTAGCCGGAACAGGATTGGCAGCGATCGCTAACTCGGAGATTTCTTTTGCGATCCTGGGGCTGAATCTCTCTACAGGTATGCCGAGTATTTTTGCTATCTCAGCTGCCATTTCCTTATTGAGAGCACGGTTACCGTTCAAGTGACTGCTGAGTGTGCCCTGGCTCATGCCCACTGAGAGCGCAATATCTTCTTGAGTCAGCTTTTTGCCTTTAGCGGCACGCGCATTGTATGAGGCCAGCTCCGCTTTTAATGCGGCGCACTCTGCCTTTTCCCAGTCAAGCAATTGTCGTCTGTCGTTTTTCATTTCAGAAGAATATTCCCGGTGGAGATACCTTTCCATCTCCTTTGGAGTTGATAATAAAAGCTCCATAGGAGATATTGCCGCTTCAGATACACCACTGGAGATCGGACCGTGCGTCGAATCACCCTCATCCAATTTGCTACCGAGAAGGGGCAGACCAAGGCCGGAACACTGTTAGGTATGACTCAAAGCTCAATAAACAAAGCCCTGCAGGCAGGTCGTGACGTTTTTGTCACTCAGCTTGCAGACGGCTCTTACACAGCTGAAGAGGTTAGACCGTTTCCGGTTCAAAGCGCGAAAAGGACGCGTCGCCGGATGTTGCCCATCCAATGAGCCAACTTTGAGCGCAGCGGCGCCGAGAGAAAACTAGACCATGAAAGTTCCAGTACTAGACACCCGCCGATTAGTGATGGTTGAGGTGGCAAAAAATTTCCCGGGTGGGCAGCCATGCGCAGCGGCCCGTCTCGCTATCGATCCAAAGCGATTGAAAAACCAGATATACGAATCTGCAGGTTGCAGGTCACTCAGTGACGAGCAAATACAGGTTCTGGAAAGCGAGCAGGGCACCACGCACCTACCAGACTACATCTGCGCGATGTACGGCGGCGTATTCGTCCGCTTACCTGAATCTGGTGAGCTGGACAATGTGGACATGCACCATCGTTCTCTACGTACGGCAGTGAAGAGGGGCCGGGTTGACCAGCTTCTTGCCCTGGCACTGGAGGATGGCGAAATCACTGCCGTGGAAGCATCGGAGATTTTGGCTTTGCATGCCAAGCACCTGGCTGCCCGGCACGAGGAGGTGACGGCACTGATCGAATTGCACAAGTCGACACACCCAGCCCGACCGCTAGGCGGGAAGGGGTGATATGCAGTTCACGATCACGATCAACCAAGTGAAAGCGCTGGAGTGGGGGTTGAACTCCCAACAGGCGCTGCTGTTTTCCTTTGTCTACGAGTGCCCTAGCTGGGCAAGGCCAATCAAGACCGATAAGGGGATTTTCTTTGCTTTGAGCAAGGGAAAAGTCGTCGATGAATTGCCCCTGCTCACCGACAAACCAGATACCGCGTACCGACTTCTCAAAGGGCTCGAGACCGCAGGGCTGATCGAACTATCCCACACGGCAAACATCAGTTTGTTTCGTTTGACCGAGAAGGCCAAAGAGTGGAATCGCAAGTTGGACGGGTCGGAAAAATATCCGACCTCTGAGGTGTGTGAGGGTCGGAAAAAAATCCGATCTACCTCGGAAAAATCTCCGAGCAAGGTCGGAAAAATATCCGAACAGGGTCGGAGAAAAATCCGAGGAGGGTCGGAAAAATTTCCGACAAATCAGGGTACCAGTAATCAGGGTACCAATCAGGTAACCAGTAATCAGGAGAAACAGGGCGCTAACGCGCCAGGAAAGTCACCAAAGTTTGACCCGTTGTTGGCCAAGCCGGAAAACGTCAGCGTCGAGGTTTGGTCCGACTGGTGTCAGCACCGTAAGGAAATCCACAAACCCCTCACCGCCAAGAGCTGTGAACAACAGGCCAAGGCTTTGGCGAGCCATCCAACCCCCGATTCTGTGCTGACCCTTTCGATCAGCAACGGATGGACCGGGATCTTCCCCGACAAAACGGTCAACCCCGCACATCCATTTCCGGCCAGCCGCCACTCCGGCTTCGACACTCGCGATTACAAGGCCGGCACCAAGGAGAACGCCAATGGCACTTTCCGTCTCTAACTTCGGCGCTCAAATGGACCGCAAATTCGGCGTCATCGGCCGTCAGCCGGCGAGCTGCCTGGATCATGGCCCTTACTCGGCGGTCATTCTCAGGGACGGCAGCCTGTCTGGTTGCCCCGTCTGCGCGAGCAACAAGCGCGACATGCAAGAACTCGAGCGCAAGCGCTGTCAGTTTCGGATAGTTCAGCACTCAAGCGCCCGGATTCCGAAGCGTTTCGCGGAAAAGACATTCGCCGATTTCGTCGTGACGAATCCGGCCCAGCAGATTGCCCTGGATGCGTGCAGCGACTACGTCGACAACTTTTCGAAGCATCGCCGGGAAGGGCGCTGCATGTTGCTGTTGGGGAAGGTCGGTACCGGCAAGACCCACCTGGCCATTGCCTCGGCCAGTCACCTGATCAACGAGTGTATGGTCAAGGCGATTTACCGCACGGTGGGCACGCTCATTGGCGAGATTCGGGCGACGTTCAATGATCGCTCAGGCGAGTCTGAGGCGCACATCTTGCGTGAGGTGATTGGCGCGGACCTGCTGGTGCTCGATGAAGTCGGTGCAACCAAGCAGAGCGAGTTCGAGCTGGCCACTCTGTTCAGCATCATCAATGGTCGTTACGAGCAATGCCGTCCGACGATCATCGTCAGCAACCTGTCTCCCACCGAACTGAACGACGCCATTGGTGCGCGCTGTGTCGACCGCATCCGCGAAAACGGCTGCATCGGCGTGGCATTCGAGTGGGAATCTCAACGCGGTAAGGAGGGCTACTGATGAACGCCGCCAAGCAACAAAACATGCTCGCCGGGCAATCGTCGCTCGCCCGCAAAGTATTTCAAGTCGTGCCAATCCAGGAGCGTTGGAGTGCTCACGATATTTTCAATTCGTTGATGGTTGCCGAAACCACGGGTGCCCAGTTTCCGGCCATACGTCGTGGTCTTGGCGAGTTGAAGGACGCAGGCCTCATTCGCGAACCCGTTAACGGACACTTCCAGCGTACCGCCATCACCATCACGCCCCAGAGAGAACAGAACATGTCGAAAGAAACCAAGCCGGCCGTCGCTACCACCAGGAAACTCGAGGGTAGCGCTCTGGATACATTGGCGTTGCTGTCTGGCGAAGTAATCAGCTTTGCCGAGGAGGTCGGTCAGCGCATGAAAAAGCTCGCCACGCGCATTGAGGAAGTGGCGTTGTCCGTTGAGGCAGAGCGCGAGGTCAATGCTGAAACACTCGACAAATTCAAGCTGCTGCAATCTCTGTTGAAGGGGGGCTAATGGGCAAGCGCATGGGGATCAGCTTGGAGATGCCTGATCGCCGCTTGGCAATTCCGGATTCGGCAAACTATCGGTTTGCCGTGTTCTGCTGTTCGTACAAGGTGGACTTGGGCAGCACCCCCGATCATGCCTTGGCGCTGTTCGTTGACCAGGCAATGGCCGAGCGCTACGGCGCCTGGATGTGGCCCTCGACATTTGAAGTGGTCGACCTGCTTGGCAAAAGGGGCGATGACCAATGACTGCTCCTTTGAAAACCCTGACTGTGAAACTGTCCGATGCCGTCATCAAACAACATGCCAACGACTCTACGATTACCGAGTTGAAGGATCCGCGGTATCCGCTGCGTTTTCGTTATCGCCATGATCGCAGCAAAGGTAGTTGGCACCTGGTACGTTTCGATAAGGGCGCCAAATGGAAAAAGGCTGCCAACTGGCCCGACGTGCCGGCGCGGGTCATGCTCGACAGCTTGCCGGTAGTGCAGGCCCGTTTGTTGGCCGATCCGATGGCAGCAGCCACGGTGGATGGTTGGGAGCAGGTCGGGCAGGTGTTGGAGTGGTACGCCGCGCGCCTGAATACCGATAACAGTTTGTCCAAAAGCCGCCGGGGATCGTCGTTGTCAGCGATCCGCTGCCAGTTGTTGCCCGCTCTGGGTGATTTACCTTTGTGCAAACTCAATACCGATACCTTGGATCGACACTTGGTCTGGCACATGCAGGCCGAGTACAGCCTGTCCTACGTCAAATCGGTGTTGGACGTACTGAAGGTGGTGTTCGGCGCCGCCTTGACGCTGAAAAAGATCACCGTGAATCCACTGCTTGGGGTGTCGTTCAGTCACTTCACCAAGGCCAAAATCAAGCCAAAGGGCGCGCGCTTGCGACACGTCGCCGTGGTGGATCTGCTGGCCGAATGGGGCGAAGCGTTCGCTACAGATCCCTCGGCCGTGACTCTGCTGGTGTTGATGCTGACCCATGCCACGCGGATCACCGAAACCCGTCTGGCTAAGTGGAAGAACATGCACCTGGACGCTGGGGAGTGGTTCATTCCGGCGGATGACACCAAATCCAAACGCGACCATCTGTTGCCGTTGACCGCGCAAGTCGTGGCCATTCTGGAACGCTACCGAGAGCGACAACTGGCCGATGGTTACGACGGTGCCTTTCTGTTTCCGGCTACGTCACGTGCGGGGCGACCGATGTCACGCAGCCAAGCCTTCGACATTTTTGCCCGCTTCGGGAAGGGCGAGTGGACTAGTCACGACCTGCGCAAATTGGCGCCTTCCATATGGGCCAACCTCGGTGTCGACTCTCTGGTGGGCAAGCTCCTGCTCAACCACGCTCTGACCGAGTTGGAGCGCACGTACTTTCAGGCGATGGGCGAGGCGGTAAAGCGCAACGCCTTGGATCGGTGGCATGGCTGGCTCGACGCTCAGGGTTTTGACGTATTGCAAGACAAGACAGGAGCAAGACGCGCGAACAAGCCGGCTGCTCTAGATCCCGCGGGCTGGTTGGCCTGAAGTCGAAATCAGAAATTAATCTTACAAGAGGATTCAAAGATGCAAAAAGGGCAGGGGCTTGGCTTTAAGAGGCGGCGGATCGAGCTAGAGCCTTGCCCAACCTGCAAGGGCAAAGCGGTAGTGAAAGGGCTGTTTTATGAGCTGATTTGTACTGCTTGCAATGGCTCAGGTTGGGTTATTCGGGGGAGTAGGTTGGTGCTTTCTTCGGATGAGTTGGTGACCCAGTTGAGCTTCAAATTGCAGCAGGCTCAGCGCGAAATTGAAATGCTTCAGCAAGGCTTGTCGATATCTGGCCCGGCCGAGTACTACCAAATGAACAACCGTCGCGGTGCCGGCGGCACAAATTACACAGGAGATTGAAAACATGATGATTCGAAAGCCGGCAGGCAGACCATTGGGCGATACCGAATACCTGCTAGAACAGTGGGGGTGGTGGCGGATGGATGGGACCGGCGTCCCCAGCTACATCTCTCCGACTTTTGCGCTAATGCGTCAGGCGATGCCGCAAGTGTCGGCGAGCAAGAGCTATTGCATCACAGATGAATGGGCCGGAGCTATTGATTGCGCGGTTGCGCGGCTTTCACATCGTGATCGACAAATGGGCGACATTATTTGGCTTTACTTCGGTGCTAAATGGCCCATGGTTCGAGTTGGCAAGCAGTACGGCATAAGTGAAGGGAAGACGCGGGAATTGGCGAGAGCAGGGATCGCGTGGATCGATTGCGCTGTCGATGCAATGCGGCAGGCTGCTTAATCTATTAGTCGGTTGCTGCCTGTCGCGAAAGGCAGCAATCAACCGATTCTGTTGAAAAAGTCGACCATGGTTTGCGCAGCAGAAAAGTATTCGTCCGAGATTGAAATCTTTACTTTCTGCAGAGGCTTCCGGACCCAGATTTCACGTTGCAATATGCAAAAAGGCATTTTAACCAGTCAATGACCAGGCCGTTTGGGCGAACCGACTTTTTCAACAGAATCAACCCTTTGCTGCCGGTGGGAAAGAAATAGGCCGGCCAGAAACAGCCGGCCTACCACATTAATAATTCTGTCCCTTTTCTTTATGGGGCTTTCCACATCCAGAACGTAAATGCCTGTGATAGTAGACTCAAGAACAGGATGATTCCTTTTCATGGTGTGCCCACGAAGTACCTGACAAATTACCCGTTATGGCGGCGTCTGCTTGAGCGCTACAAAGCGCAGCTCAACCCATTGATTTTCCTGGGTGAGTCGCTTGGTATACGGCCACGCAACAGTTAACTCAGACATAGCCAATAAAAACCGCCGGGGCGGGGTTTCTTGATGAGACAGGTAGCGAGTTTAGAGCCAGCCGGCTCTCCGTGAGGCGAGCCTGGCGAGCAACAAATCGCTAATTATTTAACTTGATCATTGAGTATCTTTTGCTTCAATAATTGAGGTCACATCTAAAACAACGCCGCTTGATAGGCTTCCCGTCGGCGCATCCATGACAGTGGATTCAGCAACATTGGCATTGGCGATGGCAATGTCAGCAGCAGCAACAGCTGCAGTGGCAATAGCATTGGACGTAGCAGCAGCTGCTGCTGTCTTAGCAGTCGATTCAGCAACAACTGCAGTAGCAGTTGCATTGTTGGAGGCAGCAACAGCTGCTTTGCTGGGTACCGCCAGATTACGAGGTGCAACACTTGCAGCCATATTCGCAGCCTCTCTTGCAGTATTTGCAGCAGTGAGCGCCGTAGTTGCCGCAACAATATCAGCAGCCTTGGCTGCTGAAGCAGCTTTGGCTGCTGATGCAGCAGCAACGAGCGCCTCCTTCATATTATTTTCAGTTACCGCCTTGCCTCGAAATCCGACATATAACCCATCACCAGACATAATCCTATCGGATCCGCCATTATATTTAACTCCCAACTTCGCTAAAATAATTTTTTCCACTTCAGGAGGGAGAGTAATCGCCGCGCCCCCGCTACCACCGCTATAAATGCGATAGCTCACATCATAAGAATACATATGCATCGGGATATATAATTTAACATCCTCTTCCCCATCCCTTAGCACTGCTACATCTGCTGCGCATGTAGTTGAGTGAATTTTCTGTAGCACTTTGGAAATGCTAACGGTAGGTAAAGAATAGACCTTCCCATTAGTAAGTCCAAGCTTAACACCATATTTCATGGCGTAATCCGCATGCAATCCGCCAAGATCATTACTTTTCAATTCAACATCGAAAGTTGCCTCCGAGCCACTAACAAGCTCATGGCTCGATGTAGTGTTAACTATTCTTTTGGCCTTAATTTCATCTTCGCTCCAGCCAGTAAGCATTGCTGCCGAACAAACCTGCTCAAAATTACTGCCCTTCTTAGCCATAAACAAACTATACGGGTGACCCTCATCGCTTGAGGGCACGAACACGTTAGGGATCTTCATTTCATCTCTAACAAACGATTCATAAGTGTGCTGGCACCCGCTTATAACAACAACACCAGCCAGCAGTATAGGTTTTATCCTTTTCATCTCATAACTCCCTGCTCTGATCAATTCAGCTAGGTGACATAGGTGCCCAACTACCTTATGTTGTAAATTGTTAATCGGCCAAACATACAACTCCGAAACCACGTGTCTGAAAACCACATCAAGGCATCGCCAGAGAACGATAGTCCACAACCGCCTTCTTCGCTAAGCTAGGCTGGTTGGTTTTGCCAGACTCCTCCCGCGTGCCGGGTGGCGTATTCTCGAAGCGCACCACCAACTCGCCGTTCAGGTTCTGCCTGTTACTGCCCACCAACGCGCCCCGCGGCGGCACTGCCTTGCCTTCTCCATCACCACCGAACGTGGTTGAAGAGTGATGAGCAAATTCCATGCATCAGATGGCCAATGCGAATGCAAACGTGTGGTCAAGTTGGGTGCAATTTCGCATTTACTGCGGAAAAGTCTTTTCCGCGCGGAATAGACCTGTTTTTATAGCAGCGTGTGTTGCTGTGAACGCAGCGAGACGCCTTTCAAGAGCCCGACCATTGAGTCGGGTTTTTTTGTACCCTTTTATATGCCCTGCCATCGAGCGGGGCTTTTTCGTTTTCGGCCCTATGCCTGGCTCTTTGCTTCGAGCGGATGACAGTGACATAGAGGCCGGACCTATTCGAGGACTACAGATGAACACAGAGCATCAGGCGCTCGCCGATGTGCCCCTTTGGCTATTGGTATTGTTGAGCATGGCCGGTTTGTCTGGGGAGATGTTGAGAGCATCAGGTACTGACCTTGGTCTTCGGCAGATCCTCCAGCGTGTAGCGCTGCGTTTTCTTGCGTCTGGCCTGTTGGGCATGGCTACGCTGTTGCTCGCGATGGCGCTGTGGAGCAGCTTCTATCTTGCCGCCGGTCTAGGCATCGTAATCGCGGTCATCGGTGCCGATGTAACCGGTGGTTTGTACACCCAGTTCCTGGCCAGAAAAGCTGGTATCAGATCGCATAATTCATAGCGTGGTATAGCAGCCTAGCCCGCTCAACGGACCGCCAGACAGCTACTTCCCGGTTATCGCGGAAAACTAAATGGTCAAAATCAAGATCACGCCCAACATGCTGCCCGTGTCTGAAGCGCTGCTGGAGCTGGAGAAAAAGCACATTCCTTATGTGCTTGCCTTGACCGCTACACGCTTGGCTCGGCGGGTGAAGAAGGGGGAACTGGCCGTCATGGCGCAGCGCCTGGACCGGCCAACCCGAACCACGATGAACAGCCTGTTCGTCAAAATGGCCACCAAAAGCAAGCCGGCCGAAGTGTATTTCAAGGACTCTTGGACCTCGGGTATTCCCGCTGATACCTACCTTCAGCAGACTGTCAGGGGCGGGCCACGACCGCATAAGCGCTTTGAAAAGGCACTGATCGCGCGTGGCTTTATGAAGTCCAGCCAGTTCGCGATCCCTAATCCCAATGTGCTCGACAAGCATGGCAACGTTTCCCGAGGAACGATGACCCGGATCTTGTCGGGCCTTGGCGCTGCCGAAACGTCGCGTGGCTATCAGGCCAATGCTTCGAACAGCAAGCGCAGTCAACGCAAGGGCAACGCCAAGAGCTATTTCTCCGGCATTGTCGGTGGAACAGCCGGTGTGTGGGAACGCAAAGACACAGCGTTCGGCGATGCCGTCAGGCCGGTGTTTGTCTTCAGCCGGAGCGCGCCGATGTACCGCACGATCTTCCCGTTCTTCAAGATCGCGAACAACATCGTCAAGGCCAACTATGGCGCGGAGTTTCGCGGTGCATTTGCTGATGCGATGGCTACCGCCAAGCCGTGATGTTGAGCAAAAACGGCTGTTTGTGAGCCTTTATTGCTTGACGCGTTGGGTTTGGCGTGAATTTAACGGGTCCTCCCGAGAGGGTGGGCGTAGGGGGTAATTCGGGCCCCGCTGCTTCGCTATATATGACCCATTTTTGAATCGAGGTTGTTGTTTAGTCCATGGCCAATCCGACCATCTCCCGCGAGCCTCATTGGCTGAACAAGTCGCGCATGGCTACCAGCCTCGGCATCACGACTCAAGCCTTTGATAAATGGGGCGTGCAGCCTGTTGCGAAGATCGGCCGCGATGTCTTCTACGACGTCCGGTCGGTGCTGGATAACCGGCTCAAGCACCAGGTGACAAAAGACCAACCTGTCGACGACAACGGTGATCCGATCGATCCGCTCATTGAATACAAACAGGCGCAGCAAAAATTGCGGCTGACAACTGAGCAGGCGGACGCTCAGGAAATGCGCAACAAGGTGAAGGCCAAGAAGCTGGTACCGGTTGATTTTTGCTTGTTCGCATTGTCTCGCCTGAGCGCAAAGCTCGGGTCAACCCTCGACACCGTGCACTTGAAGGTTAAGCGCAAGTGCCCCGACATCGAGGTGCGTCACCTTGAGGCGATCCAGCGCGAAGTCGCCGTGACGCGTAATGATGCGGTCGGCTTGGCTGATCTTTTGCCGGAGTTGCTTGATGAGTTTGTCGACACCTTGGATGAGGGCGCTGGTTGAGGGTGTCCGCAAGGGGCTCGCCGGGCTCTACAAAGAGCCACCGCGCACAGCGGTTGAATGGGCCGATGAGCATTTCTATCTGTCGTCCGAGTCGTCTTATCAGGAAGGCGATTGGACTACAGCGCCTTTTCAGGTCGCGATTCTTAACGCAATGGGCAACGACCTGATCCGTGAGGTCAACGTGCTGAAATCGGCGCGGGTTGGCTACACCAAAATGCTGGTGGCCAACATGGGCTACAAGGTCCAGCACAAGAAACGCAACGTCATCGTCTGGTGCCCAACCGATGGCGACGCTGACGGCATGATGAAACGGCACATCGAAACGATGATTCGTGACAGTCCTGTGGTGCGCGCTTTGGCGCCTTGGTATGGGGTGAAGCATCGCGATAACACGCTGGATGAAAAGCGCTTCGATAACGCCAAGATGCTGTGGTGCCTGGGTGGTACGGCGGCAAAAAACTACCGAGAGAAAAGCCCGGATGAAGTGATCTATGACGAGCTGTCGAAGTTCAATGCGGACATCGAGGGCGAGGGGGCTCCGACCATTCTTGGCGACAAGCGCCTGGAAGGTGCCACGTTCAAAAAGTCCATACGCGGATCGACCCCGACGACAGTGGTTGTCGCTGACGACAATGAGGAATCCTCGGGGGAGGGCTGCCAGATCACGCGGGCGGCCAATGATTCCCCGCACTTTCTGCGTTTCAACATCAAGTGCCCGTGCTGTGGGACCGAGCAGTACCTGAAGTGGGGCGACCCGGCTACGCCGTTCGGTATCAAGTGGGCCGTGGATGAGCTGGGGCAGGTGATCAAGGCCTGGTATCTGTGCGAGTCCGGCCATGGCTGTACCTTCGAATACCACGAAATGGTCGCGGCATCCGTCAACGGCCGCTACATCTGTGAGCGGACCGGCATCTGGACGCGCGACGGCATGGCTTGGTTCAGCGCAGCAGACGAGTCGATACAGCCGCCGCGTTCGGTGACTTTCCATATCTGGACGGTGTACTCGGAGTTTGTGACCTGGGCCGAAGTCGTCACGGAATGGCTCAAGATCAAGAAGGACCGGGGCAAGCTCAAAACCTTCGTCAACACCACCTTGGGCGAAGCGTGGGAAGAGGACCAAGGTGAACAGTTGGAATGGCAGCAGCTGCACGCGCGCCGGGAAATATACCCGCAAGTGCCGGCTAAAGCGGTTGCCCTGTTCGGCGGCATTGATACCCAGGATGACCGCTATGAAGGCCGCGTCTGGGCGTTTGGTGCGGGTGAGGAAGCGTGGCTGGTCCATAAGTTCGTGCTTCAAGGTGACCCGGGCAGCATCGAGCTACGGTCCAAGGTCGGCATCGAGATCCACAAGACCTTCACCCGGGCGGATGGCACGGTCATGGGTGTGGAGCGCTGGTGCTGGGACCAGGGTGGTCACTATTGCGACGAAGTGCGTGAGGAATGCATCAAGCACGGCACCCAGTGGGTGATTCCTGTATTTGGTGCCTCGACCTATGGCAAGCCGATTGCGACCTGGCCGCGTAAGAAAACCAAGGTCAAAGGCGGACGTGCGTATCTGGTCGAAGTGGGTACCGACAATGCCAAAGAGCTGATCTATGGCCGCCTCAAGATGCAGCCGGACGGTTCGGGTGCGCCTGTGCCTGGCTGTATCCACCTGCCTGCCAACGAGATGATTTGCGGCGAAGACGAGTTGCGGCAACTGACTGCCGAGCGCCGCAAGTGGGTGATCGTCAAACACCAGCGCGTCCAGCGCTGGGACGCCGGCGGGCGACGTAACGAAGCGCTCGATTGCCTGGTGTATGCCTTGGCGGCATTACGCATAACGCAGCAGCGCTTTGGCATGAATCTCGACTTACTCGCACAGCAGTTGCCGTCAGGTACCTGGGCTGTGCCGATGAGTCACGAGCAGGAAAGCAAACGGGCCACCGTTGCCGCTCTGACACCGGCCACGGTGTCGGTGCCTGAGGTCGAGCCTGAACAATCATCCGACCAGCCCGCCGAGTCGGGTGGCTGGCTTAATACAGGACAAGGCGCATGGCTATAACCGCTCAAGACATGGTGGACCGTTATCTGGAGGCCGAACTGGCCATCCTGCAGGGCAAGGAAATCCTCTTCAATGGTCGAAAGTTGATCATGGATGACCTGGAGGAAATCCGCGCCGGCCGACTGGAATGGGAGCGCCGGCTGCGAGCACAACAGGCAGCAGCGGCGGGGCAGCCGCCGTACGCTTTGGCGACATTCCGATGAATCTGCTGGATCGCGTACTGGCCCCGGTGTTTCCGGGGCTGGTGGCTGAACGTCTGCATGCCCGTCACAAGATCATGGCCTTCGAAGCCGCGCAGATGACTCGCACGCACCAGGCCAAGAAACAATCTGCCAGCGCGGACCGCTCGCTGCAGCGTTCGGCGCGTTCCCTGCGCGAGCAATGCCGCAAGCTGGACGAAGACCACGACATCGTTACTGGTTTGTTCGATCGGCTGGAAGAGCGAGTGGTGGGCGGCATGGGCATCGCGGTCGAGCCGTTTCCCTTGAGTTACGCCGGGGAAGTGCATCTGGAGTTTGCAGCGCAGATCAAGGCCCGTTGGGCCGAGTGGTCGTTGCGCCCGGAAACGTCCGGCGAGCTGTCCCGACCGCAGATGGAGCGGCAGGTGTGCCGAACTTGGCTGCGCGATGGCGAAGCCTTGGCGCAGAAGCTCAAAGGGCGTGTGCCCAGCTATGAGCATTTGAGTGTGGTGCCCTTCGCTTTGGAGCTGCTGGAACCGGATTATCTGCCGTGGGAATACAACGATGAAGCCAAGGGCATTGTGCAGGGAATCGAGCGCAATCAGTGGCGGCGGGTCCGGGCCTATCACCTGGTCAAGCATCACCCCGGGCATGCCGCCGGTTTTCAGCTGACTTTGACCACCAAGCGCGTACCGGTCGAACAGATGATTCACATCGCGCACCGCAAGCGCATCGGTCAAAACCGCGGCCAACCTCTGCTGCATGCCGTGCTGATTCGCCTGGCGGACATCAAGGATTACGAGGAAAGCGAACGGGTTGCCGCACGTATCAGCGCGGCACTGGCCATGTACATCAAAAAAGGCACACCGGACGACTACACCACACCATCGGCGGTGAATGGCCAGGCTGCCGCTGCTCGCAGCATTCCCATCGGCCCGGGCATGGTGTTCGACGGCCTGCTGCCCGGCGAAGACGTCGGCATGATCGAAAGCAATCGGCCCAACCCTTTTCTCGAAGGCTTTCGCAACGGCCAGCTCAAGGCTGTGGCCGCCGGCACCCGGGGCACTTATTCCAGCGTGGCGCGCAGTTATGACGGGACCTATTCCGCACAGCGCCAGGAGCTGGTCGAGGGGCAAGCGGGCTATGACCTGCTGCAACACGAATTTATCGACTACTGGAGTCGCCCGGTCTATCGCGAATGGCTGCACATGGCGATTGCCAGCGGGGTGATCCAGGTGCCGGTCGACGTCGATCCGGACACCGTGTTTGGCGCGATTTACCAAGGGCCGGTGATGCCTTGGATCAACCCAATCCATGAGGCCAATGCCTGGAAAATTCTGGTCGAGGCCGGCTTTTCCGATGAATCGGAAGTGGCGCGGGCGCGGCAGCGCAATCCGCAGGAGCTCAAGCGGTCCCGGGCTTCGGAAATCAAAACCAACCGGGAACAGGGACTGGTCTTCAGCTCGGACTTCTATCACGAGACCTATGGAAAAACGCAAAGCAATGAACAGCAAAACAAAGCTAAGCCTGCCAATGATGAGGCCGAGGGCCTCGATAACCCCGACGAATAAGCCCGGCGAAAGCTGGTACTCGCTCCGTGCTGCGCAGCAGCGCGGGGTGGTCGAAGTGATGCTGTATGACGAGATCGGCGCCTGGGGGATTACCGCCAAACAGTTCGCCCGTGATCTGGCCGCCATCGGCGACGTGTCTCAGATCAACCTGCACATCCACTCGCCGGGTGGCGACGTGTTTGAAGGGACCACCATGTACAACCTGCTGCGCGGCCATTCGGCGCGGGTGGTGGTGTACATCGACGGTCTCGCTGCTTCGATGGCCAGCGTGATTGCCATGGCCGGGGATGAAATCAACATGCCGGCCAACGCCATGATGATGATTCACAAGCCGTGGGGTGGTCAGGTGGGTGATGCCGATGCCATGCGCGAGTACGCCGACTTACTCGACAAGGTCGAGAGCACGCTGATTCAGGCGTATACGCGCAAGTCGGGCAAGTCGATTGAGGACATACAGGCCCTGCTCAAGGCTGAAACCTGGATGGATGGCAACGAAGCGGTGGCGGCCGGTTTCGCTGACAACGTGCTTGACCCGTTCAAGGCGGCCGCTCAACTCACTTCAAAACGCATGCAGGAGTTCACCAACATGCCTACCTCGGCACAAAATCTGTTCAAGCCACGCGCTTCCGTTCCAACCCCAGCACCGCCCCCAACCCCGGCTCCAGCCCCAACGCCAACTGTCGATCCGGCGCCGGTCGCGCTGACCCTGGATCAGATGCGCGCCCAAGTCATGGCGGCGGACGGAGCCCGCCGCACGGCGATCAATGCCGCGTTCTGCGGCTCGCTGGTCACCAGCCACACCGAGCTGCTCAATACCTGCCTCAATGACCTGAGCTGTACGGCCGAGATGGCGCGGGAAAAACTGCTGGTTGCGCTGGGCTCGACCACCACCCCAACGGGTGGCCCTAACCACCATGGCCACATCAGCAACGGCAACCTGGTCGGCGATTCGGTGCGCGCCTCGCTGGCCGGTCGTCTGGGCCAAGCGGAAAACCAGAAAGACAACGCCTATAACCACATGAGCCTACGCGAACTCGCTCGCGCCTCGCTGCATGATCGCGGCATTCTGGTGGCCACCCTTGATCCGATGGCCATGGTCGGCCTGGCGTTCACCCATGACTCCAGCGACTTCGGCAACATCCTGGTAGACAGCGCCGCCAAGTCGGTTCTGCTCGGCTGGGATGAGGCGCCGGAGACCTATCACCTGTGGACCAAAAAGGGCCGCTTGAGTGACTTCAAGGTGGCTTCCCGGGTTGGCATGGGTGCGTTCCCGAGCCTGCGTGAAGTTCGCCCAGGTGCGGAGTACAAGTACGTCACCACGAATGACCGTGGTGAAAAAATCCGCCTGGCCACCTACGGTGAGATGTTCAGCATTACCCGTCAGGCGATCATCAACGATGATCTCGACCAACTGAGCACCGTGCCTTACAACATGGGTCTGGCCGCGCGCGGCACCATCGGCGATCTGGTCTATGACACGCTGATCCACTCGCCGGTGATGAGCGATGGCAAAGAGCTGTTCGATCCCTCGCGCAATAACCTGTTCAGCGGTACCGGCGCCAATATGTCGATTGAAGCGCTGAGCAAAGCCAAGACCGCCATGGCCTTGCAGAAAACCGAGGTCGAGGGCGGCAAGCCTCGCACCTTGAACATTCGCCCGGCGTTTGTCCTGGTGCCGGTGGCGCTGGAAGACAAGACCAATCAACTGATTCGTTCGGCGTCGGTGCCTGGCGTCGATACCAATGCCGGCATCGACAACCCGATCCGCAATTTCGCCACGGTGATCGCCGAGCCACGTCTGGACGATGATTCGCCGGTCACCTGGTATGAAGCCGCACGCCAAGGTGCGGACACCATCGAAGTCGCTTATCTGGACGGCGTTGAACAGCCTTATATGGAGCAGCAACAGGGTTTCACCATTGATGGCGTGACGAGCAAGGTGCGGATCGATGCCGGCGTCGCGGCGCTGGATTATCGCGGTCTGAACAAGTCGGTCGGCGTGGTTCCACCGGCGAAAGCCAGCCGTTAACGGTTGTTAGATTCCCCTCAATACCCCGCCGCGTGCGGGGTTTGTTGTTTCTGTACAGGAGAAATGCGCATGTCCAAGAATTATTCGGGTGCTGGCCAAACGGTGACCTTCGCTGCCCCGGTCGGTGGGGCAACAGCGGGTGTGCCGCTGGTATTGGTCGATCTGGTGGTGATCCCGATTGCCAGTGGCGTCGAGGGTGACGTGTTGGTCGGTCATATCGGCGGTGTCTGGCGCTTGGCCGCTGATGCGGCGCTGCTGCAGGGGCAAAGGGTGGCCCTGCAAGCCGGCGTGCTGGTTGATCCGCTCACGGCCACCGGTGATTTGGTGCCATTCGGCAAGCTGATGAGCGCTCCGGTCGGCGGTATTGCCGAAGCGTTGTTGATCCAGTGACCACGCTGGGCCGCTTTCGTGACGTCACGGCCCGAATGGATGCAGTGTTGGTCGATCGCCTCGGCGATCGCGCCATCAAGCCGGACGGCCTGCCGCTGTCCGGTGCGTTCTTCTCGCCCTTTGTCGGTGCGGATGTCGGCGGCAAATCGAAGAGCGTGCGCCTGGGCAATGCCATCGTGACGGATAACGTTCTGGCGCCGACCTTCACGGCTCGCGTGGTGGATGCGGTGGGCATCGAGAAAGACACGTTTCTCACCATCGATCTACCGACAGAGCAAGGCGGCGGCCGCTACAAGGTCAGCAAGCGTGAGCCGGACGGTGCCGGCATGGTCAACTTCATTTTGAGTTTGAACAATGGATGAGCTGACGACCTTACACAATGCGATTGAGGCGACCTTCCGGGCAGGCTTGCCGTCAGTGGTCAGTGTCGAGGCATTCCCCGAGTTGGATGCGGAAGTGGGTTTGCCGGCGGTGTTGTTTGCCCTGACGGAGATCGGCGAAGCACCAGACAATGGCAGCGGCAAGACCTCCCTCAGTGGCCGCTTTCAGGTGTGCATCATGGTCGATTCGACCATCAGCAAAGCGGCCTTGCAGGCCGCCATACTGGCCGCCGAGATCAGCAAGATTTTGCGCGGGCAGTATTGGGGGCTGGACTTTGTCGAAGAGGTGCAGGAGGTACGTGCATTCCCGGACGACTCGATGCCAGAGCTGGCGCAATTTGTGGTGTGGATCGTGGAATGGAAACAGGTGTTCCAGATTGGCGAAACCGAATGGTTATGGGCAGTCGAGCCACCGGGTTCCCTGTACCTGAACGTCGATGGCTGCACCGGTACCGGCAATGAAAATCACTACTTTCAACCGGAGGATCTGGCATGGGATACGCCAGCGCCGAACACGACCGGATGATCGCGGCGATGCTGATGCCTTGCGTGGTGGTCGGCGTCGAACTGATGGCCGGGCGGGTGCGGGTCAAGGCCGGGACCTGGGTGAGTGCCTGGGTGCGCTGGCACAGCCTGGCGGCGGGCAAGGCCCGTCACTGGCGGGTGCCGAGTCCGGGGGAGCAGGGTGCGCTGTTCAGCCCGAGCGGTGATCCGGCCATGGGCACCTTTATCCCGGGGCTGTATGGCAACGCCGGGGTCCCGCCGGACAACCGCGATCACGTCGAGGCCTGGTACTTCGACGATGGCGGCTCACTGGTCTACGACTGGGAAGCCGGCAGCTACAGCATCGCGTTACCCGACGGCAGCAGCGCGACCATCACGGTCGGTGGCTCGCAGTTTGAAGTGACGCCGGATCAAGTGCGGGTGACGGCCAGCCAAATCACCCTGGCGGGTGAGGTGACCATCGACGGCACGCTGAGTGTGTCCGGCGACATCAGCGGTGCCGGCACGATCATGGATGCCGGGGGCAACAGCAGCAACCACTCGCATTGAGTACACATTTACCTTCAGCTCGCCGCGCGCGGGCTTTTTCATGTCTGGAGAAAAAGCATGACGAGTAAAACCAAGGCAATTCCCGCCGCCACCGATGCACCCGCGCCGGCCACGCTGAGCCTCTTTCGCGACACGCTGTACACCTCGCGGGTGCTGATCCTGCTGGACGCCGGGCGCACCTTGAAAGTGGAAAAGGGGCAGGTTGCGGTGGCCTCGGAGGACACGGTCGCGATCGAGTATTTG